TATTATTGATGGAAGAAAGCATGACCCCACCTTCTACCCAGTAATTTACGGCGCAGCGCAAGAAGATGATTGGACTGACCCCAAGGTGTGGAAGAAGGCAAATCCCTCTCTCGGCATCACAGTTGGCATGGATAAGGTTAAGGCGGCGTTTGAATCAGCTCGGCAAAATCCAGCCGAAGAGAATAGCTTCCGTCAGCTCCGCCTCAACCAGTGGGTTAAACAAGCGGTGCGCTGGATGCCGATGGACAAGTGGGATAAATGCGCGTTTGCCGTCGACGCGGAAACTCTCGAAGGTCGTGTCTGTTACGGCGGACTTGACCTTTCCAGCAGCACCGACATCACGGCTTTTGTGCTTGTATTTCCACCCGGTGACGAGGATGACAAGTACTGCATCCTACCGTTCTTCTGGATACCCGAAGACAACATCGATCTCCGCGTCAAGCGCGACCATGTCAATTATGATGTTTGGAAAAAGCAGGGCTTTCTGCAAACTACCGAGGGCAATGTGGTGCATTACGGCTATATCGAGCAGTTCATTGAATCCCTCGGTGAGAAATACAACATCCGTGAGATTGCTTTCGACCGCTGGGGCGCTGTGCAAATGACGCAGAATCTTGAAACGCTCGGCTTCTCGGTCGTGCCGTTCGGTCAAGGCTTTAAGGATATGTCTCCACCGACCAAGGAACTCATGAAGCTAACACTGGAGGAGAAAATCGCTCACGGCGGACACCCCGTCCTACGCTGGATGATGGACAACATATATATCCGCACCGACCCTGCAGGAAATATCAAGGCGGACAAGGAGAAATCCACAGAAAAGATAGACGGCGCGGTTGCCACCATAATGGCGTTGGATCGGGCGATTCGGTGCGGAAACTATACAGGCGCTTCGGTCTATGATGACCGAGGCATTTTATTTATCTGACGGAGCGTCCTCTACAACATCCTCGTTGATGAGTTTGCCTGTTTTCTCATAGCGCAGTCCTTCTTTCGAATCGAGAAACCGTTCTCCGAGAACATACTCGCCGTGGAAGAAGTCGGCTATGTTCAGCTCCAGCGCTTCAAGTACGCGGCAGGCTACCTGAAACGAAGCGGTCTTTATATTCCGGTCTCCGCTTTCAAAACGCTGATAGCTCTGGAGTGGGATTTTTGCTTTCTCCGCGACCTGCTTCTGCGTCATGCCGAGAATGACGCGACGTTCCTGTAAAATGCTTTTGTTGTCAAAATGGACGATCTGAAAACCGTCCAGACTAAATTTATCCATTACAAACACCTCCACGAATTGCATCCAGTTGGATGTAATTATCCTACAGACAGTTGGAGGCAATGTCAATACAAAAATGCAGCCGATTGGCTGTAACGATTGGAGGCATACATTATGAGCATATTCACAGGCCTGTTCCGCTCCCGCGACAAGCCCCAGAACCGCACGGCGGGCAGTTCATATAGCTTTCTGTTCGGAGGCTCTACCTCCGGCAAGGCTGTGACCGAGCGCACTGCCATGCAAATGACGGCAGTCTACTCCTGCGTCCGTATTCTTGCAGAGGCGGTAGCAGGCCTGCCGCTGAACCTGTTTCACTATTTGCCCGACGGCGGCAAGGAGAAGTCCTACGACCATCCGCTGTACCGGCTACTCCACGATGAGCCCAACCCGGAGATGAGTTCCTTCGTTTTCAGGGAAACACTCATGACGCATCTTTTGCTGTGGGGCAACGCCTACGCTCAGATCATCCGCAACGGCAAGGGCGAGGTCGTGGCACTGTATCCCTTGATGCCGAATAGAATGACGGTCGACCGCGACCAGAGCGGACAGCTTTATTACAGCTACAACCGTTCCTCCGATGAAGCGCCGACAATGAAAGGCTCCACCGTTATCCTCAAGCCAAACGATGTGCTGCACATTCCCGGTTTGGGCTTCGATGGACTGGTCGGGTATTCACCAATAGCAATGGCTAAGAACGCTATCGGCATGGCTATCGCCTGTGAGGAGTACGGCGCGAAGTTCTTTGCAAACGGCGCGGCTCCGGGCGGCGTGCTGGAACATCCCGGCACCATCAAAGACCCGCAACGTGTGCGTGAGGCATGGCAGTCGCAGTTCGGCGGCAGCGGCAACAGCAACAAGATCGCCGTGCTCGAGGAAGGAATGAAATATACGCCCATCGGCATCTCGCCGGAGCAGGCACAATTCCTCGAAACGCGCAAATTCCAAATCAATGAGATCGCTCGAATTTTTCGGGTGCCGCCCCACATGGTCGGCGACCTTGAAAAGTCGAGCTTTTCTAATATTGAACAGCAGTCGTTGGAGTTCGTGAAGTACACCCTCGACCCTTGGGTCATCCGCTGGGAACAATCCATCATGCGGACGCTCCTCTCACCGGAGGAAAAGACACGGTATTTTGTCAAATTCAATCTGGAAGGTCTGCTTCGCGGTGACTATGCCTCGCGCATGAGCGGATACGCCACAGCAAGGCAGAACGGCTGGATGTCTGCAAACGACATCCGTGAGCTTGAGAATCTCGACCGTATCCCCGCCGAGGAGGGCGGCGATCTCTATCTTATCAACGGCAATATGCTCCCGCTTGCCAATGCGGGTGCTTTTGCAGATACAACACAAACCGATGACGGAAAGGAGGAAACAGATAATGACCAATCCGAAGAAGTTCTGGCATTGGAAAAACGAAGCCAGCGCAAAGACTGAAACGGAGCGGGTACTTGAACTTTACGGCACCATCGCGGAGGAAAGCTGGTGGGACGATGATGTTACACCGCAGATGTTCCGTGACGAGCTGTTCGCAGGCTCTGGACCCGTGACTATCTGGATCAACTCGCCCGGCGGCGACTGCGTGGCGGCAAGCCAGATATACGCCATGCTCATGGATTACAAGGGCGACATCACTGTCAAAATCGATGGTGTGGCTGCATCCGCCGCAAGCGTGATTGCTATGGCGGGCACCAAGGTGTTGATGGCTCCGACCGCGCTCATGATGATCCATAATCCCGCAACGCTTGCCATCGGTGACAGCGCCGAAATGCAAAAAGCAATAGAAATGCTCTCTGAGGTCAAGGAAAGCATCATCAACGCCTATGAGATCAAGACCAGTATGCGGCGCTCCAAGCTCTCCCAACTCATGGACGCAGAGACGTGGATGAACGCAAACAAGGCAATGGAATACGGCTTTGCCGATGGTATTCTGGAGGACGAAAAGAAATCCTCCGATGCCGTCGTTTCTTTTGCCTTTTCCCGCAAAGCCGTGACCAACTCGCTGATGAGCAAGTTGCACATCCAGCCTGCCGAAAAAGCACCGGCACCCCACGGACGTTCAGTCGACGAGCTCAAAAAGCGGCTGAACGACATCAAAAACTATATTTAACAGGAGGATTTGTTTATGAACATCGTAGAAATGCGCGATAAGCGCGCGAAGCTGTGGGCCACAATGGAGGGGTTCCTCGACACGCACCGCAGTGAAAAGGGTGTGCTGTCCGTTGACGACGACATTACCTACAACAACATGGAAAAAGAACTGAACGATCTCACAAACGAGATTAAGCGCACGGAGCGCCGGGACGCTATCGAGGCGGAACTCAAGAAGCCCGTCGGCGTTCCTCTCACCGAAAGGCCTATGAAGCCCAGTGCGGAGGAAAAGCAGGGCCGCGCCTCCAATGCGTATAAGGAGGACTTCGGACTGCACCTTCGCGGCAAGCACCTGCTCCACAATGTCCTCTCCGAGGGCGTTGACGCCAATGGCGGATACCTTGTCCCTGAGGAGTTTGAGCAGCAGATCGTGCAGGCGCTGAGAGAGGAAAACGTGATGAGAAAGCTCTGCAAGGTCATCACGACTGCCAATGAGCGCAAGATTCCCGTTTCCGGCACACACTCTGTCGCAGCGTGGACTGCCGAGAATGCAGCCTACACCGAAAGCAATCCCACCTTCGACCAGAAGACTATCGATGCGTATAAGCTGACCGACCTTATCAAAGTCAGCATCGAGCTTCTGGACGACAGCGCATTCCCTCTGGAACCGTACATTGCGCAGGAGTTTGCCAGCGCATTCGGCGTCGCCGAGGAAACGGCTTTCTGCGTCGGCACCGGCTCCGGGCAGCCTACCGGCCTGTTCACCGCGAACGGCGGTACGGTCGGCATCACTGCGGCTGGCGCTACGGCAGTCACCGCTGACGAAATCATCTCTCTGATCTACGCCCTGAAAGCGCCCTACCGCAAGAATGCCAAGTTCCTTATGAACGATTCCACGGTCGCCGCGCTTCGCAAGCTGAAGGACGGCAACGGTCAGTATCTGTGGCAGCCCTCCGTACAGGCAGGTCAGCCGGACAAGCTA